AAATTAAGTGTTAGATGCTTCACTTTAAAAAGCTGAAACTAAAATAATCTTTTAGTTAGTAAATGATAAAGGCAGCCTTGAGTAAGTTGCTTTTTTTTATTTTCAAAAAAAAAGTGTATAAAAATTTGACATGTATAAAAATTAAACATTATATTTGTATAAAAATTATACGCTTTGAAAATATTAGGCTTTAATATTACAAAATCAAATATACTTAATCCATCAACCTACGAACGAGATAATCAGGGTAATTGGTGGCTTGGTTCTACTACTTTAAATAATACCGAGTTATTACAGTCAGTTATTCAGCAATTAGAAGCGTACAATACTTGCCCTTGGCTTTCGGTTCTTATTCAAAAAAAATTCAATTACTTTCAAAATAAAGTCGCTTTTGTAGTTAATAATAAAGGCGAAGATGTAAGTCAATCAAAGGAAGCACAAAACATTTTAAACCTTTTAAAAAATCCAAACCCTTACCAAACAGGCGAACAATTTGAAACTCAATTGTATTTATTTCAACAATTGTTCGGGAAAGCTTATATTTTCAGACCTTTAGTAGGTTTTACACAATTACCATCTAAGATGTATGTTGTACCTAACTGGTTAATTACTGAAACACGCAAGGTTAACGTATTCGATTATTCGCAAAAGGTTGAATTAATCGAGGGTTATAGCTTTAAAATCAACGGGAAACAATACGATAATATTTCGCCTTCTGATATTGAAATACTACATGATAGTACAATTAATACTATCATGAACGATTATTCTTTTGAAAGCCAAAGCCGTATTACTACTCTTTACGAAGCAATTAGTAATATCACCGCTGCATTGGAAGCTCGTGGAGTACTAATTAAGAGTAGGGGTGCATTAGGTATTATTTCGCCAGATTCAAAAATAGATGTAGGTAACGCCGCTAAATTATCGACAGATGAACAAACTGAATTGCAAGATAAATTTAGAAGTTTATACGGGTTAGCAAAGAAACAATGGCAATTTATATTTGCATCTAAGCCTTTGAAGTTCGTAAAATTTAACATTTCGCCAGACGAATTAAAACTATTTGAAGAAATTGAGGATTCAGTTAGGTTGCTTTCTCAAGCCTATGGAATAGACATTAAGATTTTAGGTTTTGAAAGTAAGTTTCAAAACATGGGAGAAGCTGAAAAAGCTTTGTACCAAAACACTATTATTCCTGAAGCAAACAGAATTGCATCGTTTTATAATCGAATGTTTAAGCTTAAACTAATCGAATTAAAATATGATTATTCGCATGTTCAAGTATTACAACAATCAGAGCAAGACAAATCACAAGCGTTTTCAAATACAACTACATCAATTATGAATATAATAAGCAATCAAACTATTAATGAGTATTCAAAAGAATTTATGTTGGTCAATTATTTAGGAATTTCAAGTGATGAAGCAAAAAAATTAATACAAAATAAGCAAGTATTATGAAAAATATTATAGAAAAAAAAGGATATTCAGCAATATATTATAAGTCATTTTGTATTGATGAAAATTTTGACATAGCAAAACCGAGCGGCTTCCTCAATGCATTTGATGTAAAAGATTCACAAGGCGACATTATTCATCTAGGAGCTTTCAAAAAAAGTATTGAAACACGTGGACCAAATACAAACTCAGTTCAAAAAATTGCATACTTGAAATTTCATGATATGGCTCGTCCTATTGGTACGTTTACCAGTTTACAGGAAATGACAAAAGGGTTATATTTTGAAGGTGTTTTAGATGATACAAAAGATGGTAACGAAACGAAAAAGCAGTATGAATCTAAATCTATTAATCAACATAGTATAGGCTTAAATTATATCTGGAATGACAAAGCAATTAAATATTCAGAAGATGAAGATGCGTTTCATATTTACGATTTAATTTTATGGGAGGGTTCGGCTGTTACTCTAGGAAGTAATCCAGAAACGCCATTTACTGGCTTTAAATCAGCTACATTTGAGGAAAGAACATTTGAATTATACGAATATATTGAAGAAATTGTAAAAGGCTTAGATGCAAAAACGCAATATAATGTAAGACAAGCATATATTAAGGCTCTTAATTTAATTGAAGTGCAAAAGGAAGCAGCAACCAAAGCTCTTTTAAAAGCAGCTGAAATTGATAAAAACAGTAAAGAACAATTAAAGCATACGGAACTTAATAAAATTGCAGCAGTTTTTACAGATTTTAAAAAAATAAAAATTTAATTTAAACAAGATGGAACCAGTAGAAGAAATCAAAAAAGACTTAAATGACGGTTTAGCGAATATAAAAAAGCAAATCGACGAAAAAGGCGAGGCTCAAAAAAAAGACCTTGAAGTATTACAGTCTAAATTCCAAATTTCTGAAGAAGAAATAAAAAAAGGATTAGAAGCATTAGGCTTGCAAGTTAAAGAAATGAAAGACGGTAAAACAATTACCGAAAAGACTTTAAGAGACCAAGTCGAGGAACAAAAAGAAGCAATTACAAAAGCAGTTGCAAATAAATCATGTCATACGTTTCAAGTAAATAAAACATTAGTGCAAGGTTCATCTGTAACGAATAACACGATTGGTTATAGATTACAAGACATTGGCAGAACCGCAACACGATTAGCAGTAATTGAACCTTCATTAATGAGTATGCCGTTGCCTAATGGGTTCAACGGACAAGTTCGTTATTACGAAGATGAAACCTTAACACGTGGGGCAGCTACAAGAGCGGAAGGCGACGCAAGAGGCGAAAGTGCAATTACATGGGTTGAACGATTTGCGTCTTTGAAAAATATAGGTGATTGGATTTCAGTAACTGAAGAAGCATTAATGGATGTTGATTTTATTCAAGCTGAAATTAATAATTTGCTTGATGTAAATATGAAATTGATTGTTGATAGTCAGTTATGGAACGGTAACGGATTAACAACTAATCTTAAAGGGATTTACACTTATGCAAATGCTTTTGATGCAGCGGCTTATGTTGCTGGTGGTGGTTTAAAATTCAAATTCGCTTCTTTATTGGAGTTAATCGACGTGTTGAAAAAACAAATTTCGGTTGGTTATGAGAGCAAATTCATGCCTCAAACTATTTACATGAACCCTATGGATTTACAAGCGCTTAGATTTGCAAAAGACAATGATGGTGCATATTTGAATCCTGCATGGGCTTACGGTGGTATGTCATTACCGGGTCTAGTTGAAAGTTCAATCGTTACCCAAAATACAATGCTAGTTGGCGATATGAACTATACTAGAGTTTACAACGCTTTAGGTTATACCGCTGAGGTAGGTCGTATTAATGATGACTTTGTAAAAGGCAAAGTAGCAATCAGAACGAGCCGCAGAATGTTAAATTTAGTTCGTAACATTGATATTCCATCTATGTTGAAAGTAACTGATATTTCAGCAACTATTGCAGCTATCACTGAAACAGGTCAGTAAAAATAAATTAGCAGGGTGCAAATCCCTGCATTTTAAATAATTTAGTAAAAACAAATCAATTAAAAAAATGAAAAAATTTATAGGATTAATTATTTTAATGGTTTCGATTTTATTCGCAAGCCAGTCATTCGCTCAAGATAAAACATTTAACTATGTTGGCGACCAAACTTATGTGAGTTATACAGGAACTACAGCGGACACTATTACGAATGTAAACAGCGACACGCTTTGGAGTGCTTTATTTGTAACGAATAATTCAATTCCTTTAACTCAAGATTTGCAGGTTAAGATAACTAAAGTAAGCGGTACGCCTCGTGTTAATGTAGTTTTGCAAGCTAAGAAGTTCACTAATGATTCTTATACAACAATAACAAGTAAGTTATGGCATGGTGGAGGCGGTACTGATACAACAATCACTCTATCAAATGCAACTGCGAATCGTTACAGGTTTTATCGAGTTTATTTTGATGCCACAACCGCAACGCAAAAAAGCCGTATATCTTATATTGAATTTAAAGTTTATAAAGAGTAAATAATCATGTTAGAAATTGCATTAATAGATAAAGCATATTTTAAAAATATATACTTTATTCCTAATTTAGGAGGGAATGACTGGACGAATGAGGATAATATCGCTGATTTAAACGATAGTATCTTAATTTTTTCTACGTTATATCTTGAAAATTTATTAGGAGAAGAACTTGCTGAATTATTTATTAATGCAATTAATCCAGGTGTAACATTAGAAACACGTTTTGAAGCTTTAAAAAATCAATTAGTTGATACTGTTAATCTTCAATCAAGCTTTACTGGTTACATTTATTTTTATCATACACGCAAAAATGCAGTAGTATCGCAAAATGTAGGCGATACACGTGGTAAATCTGATGTTGTTACTATTGTTTCAGAGGAAGACAAACAAATCCCTGCATGGAATGAAATGATTAAAAAAACTCGAAAAATAGTTAAATGGCTTGAAGAAAACAACGATGATTATCCTGAATTGGATTGTAATTCATTAGCTTTTACAACAATTAATAGCTTCGATATATGATGATAATTGATATATTTAAGGAAATTATTTGTAAAGTTGAAAAAGAATATGATTCAAATGTAAATTATATTCATGGTCATATTGATGATATTGTAGCTGAATTAAGAGCTTATAAAACACAACAAGGAGAAGCAAAAAAATATCCTCTTATTGCACTTTTACAACCTTTTAATGAACCAACTAGCGAGCGTTACGATATTAGCAAAGAAGTTGAATTAAATATATTGATTTGTAGTTTATCAAAAATTGACGCAAAACCTTCAATTCGTTATGAAAAAAACTTTAAAACAACTATTATAACACTTGAGGAATTACTAATTAAATACATCAAAAAAAGTGGATATTTTGAGTTAAATTACCAAGAACCAAGTTATACAAGTATTGATGATTGGGGGGAAAACAGAGAGCTTTCAGACTATATTGATGTAAGAAAATTAAACAACATGAAATTAAAATTAAGAAAAAATATTTGTAATTAAAAAATAAAATTATGTCATATAGAGAGTTAAATTGCTCAACAACTGGAGCAAATACAGGGATTGCAGGTTGCATCTACAACCCTAAAAAAATGGTAGGGATTTTCTTAGTGCCAAAAGGTGCTGAAATTCCAACCGCAGAACTTGCTAAAACAGAAGCAGAATTAGTAACTTATATCAAAACAAAAATTTTTGAAACAGCGAAAAATAATCGTTGGTATCCTGTTAAAGAATTTGTTTCGATGACGGATAATTCAGAGGAAACTGTTTTTGTTACAAAAGGATACGGCACGAAAGAGCCAGTAAGAGACGGGAAATATGCCTTTATTTTTGAAACAAACGGCGGCTTATGTTTATCAAATAGCTTAAGAAGTTTCAATAATAAAAAAATGGGCATTTTTATTATGGACGATTCAGGAAAATTAATTGGTTCTTATACCTCAACTGGTATGAAAGCAATTAATCTTGACTTATTTTATCAACATCCTGTTAAACAAAATGATGGGACAAACCCTCCTTTATTTAGAAGTGAAGTAGTTTTAACAGATGCAAAAGACTTAAACGAAAATATTGACTTCTACCAATTCAATGATATTGACCCGCTAGATGAGTTTAGTGGTTTAGTTGATTTGACTGTAAAACAAATTACTGATGCAGGGGCTGCTACTATTAAAGTTCAAATATTAGAAGCATGTTCAAAAGATAATATCGGAGAAACATACAACGGAGAACTTGATGTAGTAGGTGCATTTGTTTCTACTCGTACTATCACGGCTGTAAGTTACGACGCTTTGACAAAGTCATTCATTCTAACAGTAGCGACTACATGGGCTGCGGCTGATACAATTTCATTGGCAAGTCCAACGGCTTTGGCTGCTTTATTGGTAGTAGGTTTTGAATCTGATACTTTAGCAGTCGTTGCAACTGTATAAAAATTATACACTAATACTAACTTAAAAGGGTCGGGAAAAACAAACCCTGCCCTTTTTTAATACAAAAATATATGAAAAAACCAATGTTAAACGCTCGTATATCGAGTGAATACGGTACAAGACAAAACCCTTTTGACAAAACAAAAACACAATTTCATGGCGGAATCGATTTAGTTCCTTTGACCGAAGATGAAGAAGACCAAAAAATATTTTTCCCTTATTCTGGAAGAATTGATTTTATTGGCAAGTCTGATTCATTTGGAAATAGAATTTGGCTTAAAATAAAAGATGCTCATACTAAATTTAATGGAAAATTTATCGTATTAGCTCACATGGCCTCATTTAATCCAGGATTAATTTTAAGTAAAAATGTAAAAGCAGGGGACTTGGCTGGCATAGTTGGTTCAACTGGTAAAAGTACCGCAAAACATTTGCATTTAGAAATTGCAGATTGGGTTGGCGAAAATAGAAAATCATTTAACCCTGATGAAGTTTCAGCAGCTTATGAAGTTAAAAAAACTGAAAATATCGAAAGTAATAAAATGGAAGTAGTTGAATCAGTAAAGGTTAAAAAAGAAAATTTGAAACCAAAAGCTAAAAAAGAAAATGGAAATAACAATAGCTAATATTGTAAGTTTTTTTGTTTTAGCAGGGAGTTTAATCGGAGTTTATGTAAAGATAAACGAAAGACTAGCAACTTATAAAACTCAAATTCAAACATTACAAAAGCAAGTTGAAAATATTGAAAAGACTTACGTTCACGAAAGGGAGTTAAATAATATATTTACTTCTTTAGAGGAAATAAAGGAATTGATTAAAGAGGATAGAAAACTAATGTTAGAACATATATCGAAATGAAAAAGTTTTTTAAGTTTTTACAAGGTGTTTATTCAGCAGGAACGCCAGAAAGTTCAAAAAGGTTTTTTGGTTCAATAGGGTGGTTAAATTCAATTATTATAATTTATATTTGGCGGCTTGATTTAGCTGAAACTTTATTAAGCGTTTCAGCTGCGTTAATTGGGCTTGAAATAGCTTTAGAAATAATAAAAGCATTTAAGAAAAAAGACGAAAATAAGCCTGAATAATGGATATAGGACAATTAATAAGCAAGCTAGACAAGTTAGATGTTAAAATAATATGTATTTCAGCTTTGGAAAATAACAATGGCTTGCTTATTGATATGCAACAAAAACAAATGTTGTTAGGCGAAAATGCTAACGGTGATGAAATTGGATTTTATCGAAATGCAAGTTATGAGGAAATGAAAAATAGAATGAATCCACTTGCAAAACGTAGAGTAGATTTAAAATTAACAGGTTCGTTTCATAATTCTATAACAGTATTAGCAGGGGAAGAAACAATATTTGATGCAACTGATAATAAGACTTTAGATTTAGTAGAAAAATATTCAGAAGATATATTCGGATTAAATACAAATACAATAAGTGATGAAAAAAATAGATTTCAGGAAATACTTTTTAAGGAAATCGAAAAAAAACTATAAAATAATTGATAGTTGCAACGATTTGATGTTAAATAATTTTGTTAAAATTTTAACACATGGAGAATTGACCCTATTAATTATTGAAGGAGAAGTAAATTTAACCGATTTGCAAAACGCTTGGAGCAAGATTTATTCAGAGTATTGCAATTTATCTCAATCAAAATCTTACTCTTATATTTTCAAACTTTCGAAAGAAACCGCAATTTTAAGATGTAAAATATTGGCTGTTAAATCAGCATTGCAAAGCATTGTTTATTGCGAAAATGATGAAGCAATTGATATATTAAAGCAATGTAAATATAAATAC